TCTTAGAAAAAACAATATCTGAAATATTAAACGCTATTGACAATCAGATTACAATAATTCAAAAAAATCAAAGACCAATCTTAGATTTCAAAACATTTATTGGCAATCTTTCTAGTGGTACAATAAAACTAGTTGAAGAAGAAATGAAGGGCATTTTGCAACAAAATATCAAAGAATTAAAACTCGCCAAAACCAAAAAGGATATTCAATTGGTAGAAGGCTATTCATATCTTACACCCAAGCAACTAAAATCACTATTGGAATTTTATGAACTGTTATCGAGACAACTGCAAACTGGATTGATTCTGAAAACCAAAAAATCAAGAAAACTAAAACCAAAAACTCCAGAAAAGTTAGTTAAAAAATTAAAATATAAAATAGAAGACTCTGATTTAGGGTTAAAATCACAAAATCCTATAGATATTATTGGATCTTCTACCATTTTTATCTACAACACAAAGACCAGATTTATTTCTCGTTATATATCTAATTCAGCTTCGATAAAAGGATCTACTTTAATCAATATCGATGAAAATAATAGCAAAAAGAAAAAAATAAGAAGTCCAAAAACAGTTTTCAGTAGTCTAAATCCCACAAATTTAAATTTCATGGAAAGACTTTGGAACGGAATAAAATCAAAAGAACTGCCCACTAAAAATAGAATAAATCAAGATTCTATTATTTTGAGTTGTATAAATAAAATAACATGAGTTATATGTCAGGAGCAATTTCAACTCTATATCAAATAGAACAACAACCTAGTTCTACACAAAATATTATTCAAACAGAAACAACTCAACAAGAATTACCAAATACAACAGATATAGATTTTTCTATTATAAAGTACTTTAAAAAAATAGATCATAATGGAAAAATAATACAATATTTAAAAAATGAAATTGTAGCTTATAGAGACAGATTGTATTATGCAACAGAGGATGTTTCTAGTTTATATGAACCTTTTGAAAAATCTGCAGTATGGAATGAATTGAAAAATATACCTAATCGAAAAATATCTTCGATAAGTAGACCAACAGGATATTTTCGATCTGGAGATATATGGCATAATCCAACAACTGGTAAAACTTATATGTTCCAAAATATTAACAATTACCCTTTTTGGATATCTAGTTGACTTTTAAAATTTTTATGGTATGATTTAGACATGATTTTAGTAGACAATAGCCAATTATTAATCGCCAGCATATTTCAAAATATGAAATCGAATTCTACAATGAATACAGATTTCATCAGGCATTTAGTATTCAATTCTTATAGATTTATCAATAAAAAATTTGGAAACAAATATGGAAATATTGTTGTCTGTAATGACAGTGGTCCTTCTTGGAGAAAAACAATTTTTCCACAATATAAACAAAACAGAAAACGAAAACAAGACACGTCTGGTTTGAATTGGACAGAAATATATGAAAATATGTCTATCGTGAGATCTGAAATATTAGAAGTTCTTCCATACAAAAATATTAAAATAAACAACGCAGAGGCAGATGATATTATTGCTGTGCTTGCAAAACATTATCACAAATCAGAACCAATATTAATTGTCTCGAATGATAATGATTTTCAACAACTTCAAATCTATCCAAAAGTTGAACAATATAGCATAATCAAAAAGGACTTTATCAAATGCGAATCTCCTAAACAATATCTAACCGATCACATCCTAGAAGGAGATTCTGGCGACGGTATTCCTAACATTCTTTCGGACAGTGATACCTTTGTTACCGAAGGAAAACGTCAAAATCGATTAACTCGTCAAAAAAGAAAAGAAATAACAGATAATTTAGGATCCATTACTGGAACAGAATGGTTAGACAACTGGAATAGAAACAAAACATTAATTGATCTTAGTGAAATACCCAACGAAATAGAAAACCAAATATTAGAAGCGTATTCTAAGCCGGTTCAAACTAAAATCAGTTTATTGGATTATATGATATCACACAAACTCAATAATTTATTAGAAAGTGTAGGAGATTTTTAATGAGATCAGATTATTCTGAAGATTTCGAATCATGGAAATCTAAAAAAACAAAATCAGTATTCAGAAAAGACAAAAAATCTCAAAAAAATAAAGGAAAAAATAATTTCCGAAAAGAAGTTCAAGATTATATTGACAAGCAAACATATATGGATTATGATTCAGCAGGAGATAATTATGGTTACTAAAATGAAAACATTTACAATATCAAAACAAACTCTAGGAATACTAAAGAATTTTTCTGGTCTAAATTCAAATATTTTAATTAAGCCAGGAAATGTTATAAAAACTATTACTCCATCAAAAAATGGAATGGCAGAAGCAACAGTATCTGAGGATTTTCCTGTAGAATTTGGTATCTGGGATTTACAAAAATTTCTAGGAGTAATTAGTTTATTTAATTCTCCTGCATTTAGCTTTGCATCGAAAAGTGTGACAATTTCTGACGGTGCAAACTCTAATATTGTTTACTATTACAGCGAACCTAAATTGCTCACGGTTCCCACTAAAAATGTAAACATGCCTAAAACAACAGCAAAAGTTACCTTAACAGAAAAGGTATTTGCAGATTTACAACGGGCGGCTGCAGTTATGCAATTGCCTGATATTTCGTTTCAAAACGAATCACAGAAAATTTATGCGGTAATTTGCGATCTTGCAGATCCGACTTCGAATTCGTATAAAACTCTTATCGCAGAAGATTACGAAGGCGAAGAACAAATGACTTTAAATTTCAAAATAGATAATCTTCGAATGTTGCCGGGATCTTATACCGTGAAATTCTCTACCAATGTTGTTGGAGAATTCACAAACGATACTGTTCCTGTAAAGTATTGGTTTGCAATGGAAACCAATTCCAGATTCGAATAATCAAATGAAAACTTCAACAGATTTTCTTTGGGTGGAACGTTATCGTCCACAAACCATAAAAGATTGCATTCTTCCACAAAATTTGGAATCCACTTTTCAGGAGATGGTTAAATTACAAGAAACTCAAAACTTGCTGTTTTATGGAACAGCAGGCGTGGGAAAAACAACTGTTGCAAAGGCCCTTTGTAATGAAACTCAATCTGATTGGATCATGATTAATTGTTCTGAAGACGGAAATATTGATACTCTTCGAACCAAAATCCGGCAATTTGCCAGTACTGTAAGTTTAACCCAATCTAAAAAGGTAGTTATACTGGATGAATTTGATTATTCCAATGCAAACTCAATTCAACCCGCACTTCGAGGAGCAATAGAAGAATTTGCAAATAATTGTAGATTTATATTGACTTGTAACTATAAATCCAAGATTATTGAACCTATTCATTCCCGATGTACCGGAATAGACTTTACTATACCTAAAACAGAAAAGCCTGAAGTGGCAAAAAGATTTCTTCGTAGACTGGAGTTTATTCTTAAAACAGAACAAATTCAATACGATAAGGCTATTTTGAGTCAATTAGTATTGAAACATTTTCCAGATTTCAGAAGAATCATCAATGAACTTCAAAGATACTCTGTTTCTGGGTCTATTGACGCTGGAATACTGTCAAATCTTGAAGAAATAGAACTCAAGGACCTGTTTCAGGCCTTACGTGAAAAAAACTTCAATTCTGTGCGAAAATGGGTGGCCCTTAATTCCAACGAGAACCCCACAGAACTGTTTAGGCGGGTCTACGATTCCCTACAAGACGTTCTTGTTCCACAGACCATTCCCAATGCAATAACACTCTTAGCAGACTACCAATACAAGTCTGCGTTCGTTGCAGATCAAGAAATAAATATGATGGCCTTTCTTATAGAATTGATGGTGGCATGTGAATTTAAGTGATATTTTAACTTCAATTAATCATTCCAAAATCGATTTATTGAAGGAAGGCCTTCATTCGGAATACGTTCCGTATGTTATTAACAGGTGTCTTTCATATTTTCCAGACACCTTGTTTCACAGTAACAGAATGAATACACGAACTGGCCTAACCAAATCACAACAGTATCAATATTATTTGGAAGGTTTATCCAAAAAAAGAAGATTTAGTCGATGGATCAAACCAGACATTGATCCGAATGTGGAAACCATTATGGAATATTATGGTTATTCTCGGAGACATGCACAATCTGTTGCGTCTTTGTTTTCGAAGTCTGAAATACAAAAAATACAAAATTCTTTGAAAAAAGGAGGTTCAAAAGCCACAAAACCATAAATACTTCAAATAATGATGTTGTAATCATTAGTTATGGAGATTTATGGAAAAAAACGAATCAGACGATCAAGACGTTTTTGACGGCTTGGGTGTGGAAATTGCTCTTAAAACAAAAGAAGACTTTCTCAAGGTAAAAGAAACTCTTACACGACTCGGAGTAAGTTCCAGAACAGAAAAAAAATTGTGGCAAAGTTGTCATATTCTGCACAAACGAGGCAAATACGCAATAATGCATTTCAAAGAAATGTTTTTGATGGACGGATTAAACAGTGATTTGAGCGAAGAAGATGTTGGCAGAAGAAACACTATAGTAAAATTATTGGTTGAATGGGGACTTGTAGTTCCAGTAGATGAAGAAGAATACAAAGAACCCCAAATAAGTTTGGCAAAATTAAAAATAATTCCTCATAAAGACAAACAAAACTGGCAATTGATACCTAAATACCATATAGGTAGAAAATAACTAATATTTAAATATTATGAAACTAGTAATCAAGTTCCCTACCCGCAATCGCCCTGACAAGTTCAAGGCAGTCTTCACGCGCTATCTGACCTTTCTTAGCGGACGGCACGATGTGCGTTTCATCCTTACAATGGATGAAGACGATCCCACGATGAACAACGAGAGTATGCGCCAGTGGATTGCTACTCGTGCGCGGAACGCGCATATTGATTACTTCTATGGGCAGTCCAAGTCCAAGATTGAAGCCTGCAACGCCAACCTAGAGGGAGTGGATGGCGATGTGCTGATGCTTGCGTCTGATGATATGGTTCCCATACAGATGGGATACGATGATATTATTGCAAAGTGTTACGAGCAGGCTTTTCCTGATTATGACGGAGCCATTAAGTTTTGGGACGGGTTGCGTCCAAAAGAAGACCCCCTGATGACACTCACGGTTATGGGGTTCCCGTTGTACAAGCAGTTTGGGTACATCTACAACCCAGAGTACAAGTCCCTGTACTGCGACAACGAGCAGACACAGGTGTGTACTGCATTGAATAAACTGCGCCGTTGTGATTTGTGTATTATTCAACACCAATGGACAGGTGAACCGTGGGATGAACTCCACTCCCGTAACGAAAACAAGGAAATGTACGGGATCGACGGGGAGACATTCAAGCGGCGAGCCGCCAACAAATTCGATATGGAGACCATGTTCAATGCATCAGCAAATACTTAATCACTTTTGGCAAGACCCGATGTTTGAAGATA